CAAATACAACATGGCTGGGTGACAACTTTGATACGGTCTTGCTGTATGGCAGTTTGGTCGAGGCATATTTGTATATGAAAGGTGAAGCCGATGTAATGGGGTTTTACGAACTTAAATACAAAGAAGCTTTGGCTCTGGCTAAACGACTCGGAGACGGGATGGAACGCCAAGACGCATACCGTAGTGGTCAATATAGACAGGCAGTCACATGACCGGGGCCGTATACATCGTCACTAACAGCCTCACAGGTAAGCAATATGTGGGGCTGACTAAACGGCCTGTACGGGATCGATGGAAACAGCACATAAGCGTGGCTAGAAGTGGCGCAAAAACACATTTTCATCGGGCCATCGTAAAGTACGGGGCGCAGGCATTCTGCGTTGAGCATGTTGCGTCATCCCTGTCGCTCGACACGTTGGCCGACTTAGAACGCCAAATCATAGTGCACGTACGTCCAGCGTACAACCAAACAAACGGTGGTGAAATTACGCTTGGCAGAAAGTACGACGATGCAACAAAAGATCGGATACGAATTGCAAACACGGGTAAAAAGCGAACCCCACTACAGTGCAAAACAATTTCCACCGCTACTAAAAACTATTACGCAAGTAATCCGGATAAGCGGGGCATACTGACACAGCGCTTGCTTGACGCAAGAAGTAACCCCGAGTCTATGCGGAAGCTCAGCGCCGCTATATCCGCAGCAAATACCGGGCGTAAACACACGGACAAGGCGCGTAAAAAAATCAGTTTGGGGCACATGGGGCGTAAGCACAGCGCAGAAGTACAAGCTAAAATTAACGCACTGAACCGAAAAGCAATTCAATGTACCGACGGTCGTGTTTTTGCTTGTAGAGAAGACGCCGCTATTGCGACAAACGTTAGCGCCGCATCAGTTTGGCGTGTTTGCAACGGCAAGCAAAACGGTGTAAAAGGGTTGGGGTTCTGCTATTTACAGGGTTCGACATGCTAGCGCAAACCGCAACAACCAGCTTCAAGGTAGAACTGCTTCAGGCGGTTCACAACTTTGGCCCAACAACGCCAAACACTTTCAAGATTGCCCTGTACACGGCGGCGTCGGATATTGGCCCTGCTACAACTGTATATACCGCGACCAACGAAGTTGTTGGGGCGGGCTACACGGCGGGCGGCAATACGCTGGTTATTTCGACCGGCCCCACCTCGGGTAGCAACAACGCGAGTATCCCCACCGCGTTTGTCAGCTTCTCCAATACATCTTGGGCCAGTTCAACTATTACGGCTCGCGGCGCTCTAATCTACAACAGCACGCAGGGCGACAAGTCTGTGGCGGTGCTGGACTTTGGTGCAGATAAGACTACAGCCAACGCTACTTTTTTAATCACTTTCCCAACCGCCGATGCCTCAAGTGCTATCGTCAGAATTAACTAAACAGGAGCTACTATGTCTACTTTTGATATCAGCCACGCCGAAGACAAATTTGTTAGTGCCGTGAGCAGCGCAAACAAGTCCGATACCTGCGCTAAAGCAGGCGGAGCGTTTACCATCCAGTGCCGTGACAAAGACGGTCTTTTGAAGTGGGAAACCAGCGAGCACAACCTTGTGGTCAACGTCGGTCTTAAAGACATGAACGATAAGTACTTTACGGGCAGCGCTTATACGGCTGCTTGGTACATTGGTTTATATGGCGCGGGCGCATCAAACACCCCCGCTGCTGGCGACACAATGTCTTCCCATGCGGGCTGGACAGAGGTAACCGCATACAGTCAGGCGACTCGCCCGGTGTCTACGTTTGCCGCAGCTACTACAGCCGATCCATCAGTTATCACCAACTCAGCTTCCCCTGCGGTATACAGCATCAACGGAACCACTACGGTTGGCGGTGCTTTCTTGACATCAGACAGCACCAAAGGGGGCACAACCGGCACGCTGTTTTCCGCAGCAGATTTTGCTGCCCCCGGTGATCGCTCGGTGGTGTCTGGTGACACCCTGACCGTGACATACACATTCAGCCTCGACGCCGCGTAAGGATTTAATATGGCAACCACGTTCAAAAAAGGCGATGTAGTCAAAGTAAACCAAACCGTGCCGCAAGGCCCGGTACTTTCACTGCGTATGGATGATGAAGGTCAGGTGTTCTGCCTGATTGAGTGGGTGGATACTAATGGCAACACGCAACAGCGTTGGTTTGCAGAAGATGACCTGATCGGAGCTTAATATGGCGTTAGTTCTTGCTGATCGTGTTCGGGAAACTTCAACAACCACCGGCACGGTGGCAGTGGTGCTGGGGGGAGCGTACCCGAGTTTTCAGAGCTTCTTAGTAGCCGTAGGTAACAGTAATACCACGTACTACGCAATTTCCAACTTGGCGGCGGGTGAGTGGGAAGTAGGTGTTGGCACGTACACGTCTAGCGGCAATACGCTCAGTCGAGACACTGTGCTGTCCTCCAGCAACTCAGGCAGTCTTGTCAACTTTTCAATAGGCTCCAAGGACGTTATTTGCACCCAACCATCAGAGCGTGCGGTGTATGTCAACGCAGCAAATACACAAGTCTCTGTACCCCAACTGGCTGCTACAAGCATCACCGACTCAGGCAACCTGACATTCACAGGCACAGGCAACCGCATCACTGGTGACTTTAGTAACGCGACTCTTGCCAGCCGTGTGGCGTTTCAGACCAGTACAACAGACGGTTCTACAACGGTTACTTTTATTCCAAATGGAACAAGCGAAATTGCCTCCTTGGTGCTGGCAAGTACATCGAGCGTTACAAATGCTTCCACTGCGCAACTTGTAGTAACAAACGCAGAAAGCAGTTTTAGGGCCGGACGAAATGGCACAGGCACATACCTCCCCATGACCTTCTACACAGGAGGCAGTGAGAGGGCAAGGATTGATACCAGCGGTAACGTGGGGATTGGAAATACGCCATCAGGTACATATAAACTAGAAGTTACAGGCGCAATAGCCACAAGTAGTAACCTGACATTCGCAGGCACAGGCAACCGCATCACTGGTGACATGAGCAATGCTACTTTGGCTAATCGGGTTGCGTTTCAAACAAGTACGGTAAACGGTAATACAACCGTGGGGGCAATCCCTAACGGAACAGGGACAAACGCCCTCTTTCTTTCCTATGGTAGTAGCGACACAGCAAATGCGTCAAGGTCGTTTTTTGGAACTGTTAGTGGCGAGACAACAGTTAGGTCTGATTTAGTAGGCACAGGCACATACCTGCCAATGACCTTCTACACAGGAGGCAGTGAACGGATGCGCTTGGACACAAGCGGTAACTTGGGGATTGGGCTAACTGCACCACCGCAACTTTTGGCTGTTGGCAATAGCACTGACCAGTTTGGCGCAGGTGTATCTGGTGTTGTTACAACTGCTTATTTTGGTTCACCAAGCAGCGGTGCTGGAGGAATTAAACGTATCGCGTATGACCGCGCTAACGGCGAGCTAAGTGTAATTGGTGGGACTGTTGCTAGTCCTTCAACCCAGCTAACTATTGACTCCAGCGGTAACGTGGGGATTGGTACTGTTTCTCCACAAGGTAAGTTCAATGTTGGTGGAGGAAGGTCAAATTTTGGTGCAAATAGCGAAATATATTCCATTGGCGTTGGCTATACACAGGCACGAGTAAGCTCAGGTCAAACCTATTACATGGGTGCCACTGACAGCGCAACACCTGATTTGGTGTTTAGCAACGCAGCAGGTATAGAACGGATGCGCATCGACACCAGCGGCAATGTGGGGATTGGGACGAGTTCTAATCTGGGAAGCTCAAAACTTGATGTGCGTGGACGCATACGGACTGGCTCTGGCGATTCATCGGGTGATGCGGAATTAATTTTTAGCAATTACGCTTCTGCTACAACCGCATGGCTTGCCGCTGTTCGCCAAGATGTTGGCGGCGCTAATAATGATTTAAAGTTTTTAAGATTTAATAGCAGTGGTACATATCAAGGCGTTGCAATGCAGATTGATTCTGCCAGCGGTAACGTGGGGATTGGTACAAGTTCGCCAACGCAAAAGCTAGATGTAACGGGGCAAATACGCGCTGCAAATGCAACAACATCAAATGCGTTTTTACTTGCTCAAAACTCAGCGGGCTTAACCTACTTAATTCAAACCTCCGCTTACGGTGCTATATACACGCCGACCACACAGCCTTTGGTGTTTGACATTGCTGGTGGCGAAAAAATGCGTATTGACTCCAGCGGTAACTTGCTGGTGGGGACTACAAACACATCGCTAACAGCGGGTGTTGGAGTTAAATTTATAGCGTCTGCAACTGAGCCATATATGGCTTATGTTATCAATTCCGCTGGAGGTTCTAACTTCCATCTTTACAATACAAATGCCACAAACAATGGTTATCGTTTTTATGTAACAACCAATGGAGGCATAGCAAATTTTAGCGCTAACAATACAAACCTTTCAGATGAGCGAACTAAGACCGACATTCAAAATGCGGGTAGTTATCTTGCCAAGATTTGTGCGATTCCTGTTCGCACATTTAAATACAAAGACCAAGCCGATGATTTGTTGAATTTGGGCGTGATTGCACAAGAGGTTGAATCTATTGCGCCTGAATTGGTTGATATTTCAGGCTTTGGGGATACGCCTGAAGATGGTATTCCGCTGAAATCTATCTATCAAACCGACTTGCAATATGCGCTTATGAAGTGCATCCAAGAACAACAAGCCCTCATCACATCCCTGACCGCCCGAATCACGGCACTTGAATCAATCTAAAGGAAACCACCATGACTACTACTTGGAAAATCGCACAACTTGACCGCCAAACCTCTGATGGCTTGGTAACTACGGCTCACTGGACAGTTAACGCTGCTGATGGTGAGCACTCTGCTGGCAGCTACGGCACAGTTAGCTTTGAGCGTGGCGACTCTTTTATCGCGTACGAATCATTGACAGAGGCTCAAGTGATTGCTTGGGTCAAAGAAAAGCTAGATGCCGCTGAGATTGAAGCTAGTTTGCAATCGCAGATTGACGCAAAGAAGACCCCAACAACCGCAACAGGAGTGCCTTGGGCTACTCCTCCAGCATAATAAAAATGGGAAGCCGCCACCCGATTTTGGCGGCGCTTAAAAGGAAACGCGAAATGGAAACCAAAAAGCCCCAGATCGTAACCATCGACGGTATTGAGTATGACACAAACACTTTTACCGAGGAGCAAGTCTTGTTGCTGAACCACTGCGTTGACCTAGATCGCAAGATCAGTTCTACCCAGTTTCAGTTGCAGCAGTTACAAGTTGGTAAGGACTCGTTCTTAAAGATGCTTAAAGATAAATTGGCTGCACCGCAAGATGTTGAAGTTATGGGCTAGTCTAGATGTTCGGTACGTTCGCTTTTGCCCAAGCAGCCTTTGCTACTGCGGAAGGTGGGGCGATCTACGCGAGCGCGATTCTTGAGTTTGTACAGGGGGCTGACGCAGTTGGATCGCTCCCTAACTACGCCGTGCAGGTAGCAGATAGTAGCGTGGCCGCAGACGCCGTGGTCTCAACATCCGTGTTTACGTCTAATATCTTTGAAGTAGCCGCAGCCCTTGACACGCTAAATACAACACTGGTTTTTAACGCCAGTTTGACCGACACAGCAACGGCAGCTGATGTGGCGCAGGCGCGAGCAACATTCCCGGTAGCGTTTTCCGACTCCGCACTTGCTGACGCCATATTCTCCTCCCTACCCGACTACGCAGTCTCCGTAGCCGAGGCTGCTACAGGGGACGCCGCCGGGTCAGCCGTTGCCAATTTTGCGCCTCTTATTTCAGAAACCGGTCAAGCGTCTGACAACGTAGTAGCGGCGTTTGCGTTTAACAGCTTTGTTGACGAGCTTGCCACTGGCACCCCTTTGGAGGTGGCGTCATTTACTGCACCCGTTTCGGTCTCGGAGTCTGCAACGGCAACTGCGGCAACGTCGGCATTGGTAAATCTGTTTGCTACGGTATCCGAGGCGGCGGCTTTGCAAGGCGTCCCGTTTACGACTGCTCAGTTTCTTGCGTTTGTGCAGGAAGGCGTGTTTGCCCAAGATTCCTCCGCCCGTCGTTTACTCTGGGAACAGATAGATGATGCTTCAGGCGTGGCGTGGACAGATATTCTTAAAGGGGTCACAAGTGACGATTACGCAGTGTTTGCCGGTTTTGGCTTTGGCTCAATGTCGTTTGCTGGACAGTTAAATACAGCATACGACCCCCTAGTAGTTGCGTGGGTTCAAATTGACGACACGCAAGTTCCAAATTGGCAAGAGATCGTCACGTAAACCTGCGAAAATATCCCTAACTAAAGGACTCCTATGGCAAGCACCTACTCCCCCTCGCTTCGGATCGAACTGATTGGCGCTGGCGACCAAGCCGGTACGTGGAACACCACAACCAACAGCAACCTCGGCACGATCATTGAATCAGCAATTGCTGGGTATGTAGCGGTGTCCGTCACCTCGGCCAATCAAGCTTTCACTGCACTGGATGGTGCTGCTGACCAAGCGCGAAATGCCGTCATTGCACTGACCACCACAACCGGGGCTAACTTCGCCGTCTACGCTCCGCCGCAGGAGAAGACCTACATCGTCTACAACACCACTGCGTTTACAGCGACGATCTACAACTCCACGGTGTTGGGCAATACAACCGCAGCAGGCGCGGGCATCAATGTTCCAGCGGGCAAGAAGATATTGGTATTCAGCGATGGTACAAACTTCTACACCATCGAGTCGGCCAATCTGACTGGGGTTCTGGCAGTTGTCAATGGCGGCACGGGCGTAACCACTTCTACTGGCACAGGTTCTGTAGTCTTGAACACCACCCCAACTTTAGTCACTCCCATTTTGGGAACTCCAACGTCTGGAAACTTAGCAAACTGCACTTTTCCTACGCTCAACCAAAACACTACTGGTACAGCGGCGGGTCTATCGGGTACTTTAGCAGTTACTTCTGGGGGTACTGGAGTAACAACCTCAACAGGCTCAGGTTCTGTAGTCTTAAACACCAGCCCAACTTTAGTCACCCCAACTTTAGTCACCCCCATTTTGGGAACTCCAACGTCTGGAAACTTAGCAAACTGCACTTTTCCTACGCTCAACCAAAACACCACGGGTAGCGCAGCTGTTGTAACCACTACAGTTAATTCTGGTGCTACAGGAACAACGCAATCTTACGGAACTAATAATACGACGATTGCCACCACTGCATTTGTTCAGGCAGCATTACAGTTGATATACCCAGTTGGTTCTATTTACACCAACGCCTCTAATGCTACTAATCCAGCAACTTTATTTGGGTTTGGCACTTGGGTGGCGTTTGGCGCTGGGCGCGTTTTAATCGGTGATGGCGGCGGATACGCTGCTGGCGCTACAGGCGGCTCTGCTGATGCAATTGTTGTCAGCCACACGCACACTGCTTCATCTAGCGATTCTGGGCATCAACATACATTGGGAGTTTACAATGCCGGTAGTTTAGATACCGCTTCTCCATTTGGAAATGCGTCATTAGTTGCATATGGAGCCAAAACTGTAACTGATTCTGCAAGCGCAAACATTACAACTACAGTTAATGCTGCTGGCGCATCAGGCACCAACGCCAACCTTCAGCCGTATATCGTTGTGTATATGTGGAACCGGACTGCGTAATTTATGGACGCGCTGCCCCTCATTAGCAGAGGCTGTAGGTGATTGATGTCGCTTCAGCACAGATACCTTGGCCCAACACGGAAACAAAAATCGTGCTGGTGTGCCGCGTCGTGCTGCCGAGCGAGAAGTATGGGGCTAATGAGTTTTTAGACAAAGACGGGAGGGTGTGTCGTTGGGTTTTGGAGGTCAAAAATGATCGACCCAATTAGCGCATTCGCCATAGCACAGGGTGCTATAAAAGGAATCCAAGCCGCCATAAAGATGGGCAAGGATGTCCAAGGCATCACAAATGATGTGATGAAGTTTTTTGACGCAAAGGAGAAGGTAGCCAAGGAAGCGGTTAAAGACCCAAAAAAGAAATACAGTTCCGACACCAGCCAAGCGATGTCCACAGTAATGCAGTTGCATGAACTAAACAAGGCTGAAGAAGAACTCAAGTGGCACTTCATCAACCAAGGCCACAGCCAGCTTTGGAGTCAGATTCTTCTTGAGCGCAACAGC